CGGGAACGTGTACGTCTCGGCGGGCTGGAGCGTCTTGGTCTTGACGATCAAGTTGTCGTTGCTCGCGCTGTCAGCAGCCGCGACCAGGTTGACGCTGATCGTCGCAGCCGAAGCGCTGTAGTTCGTTGCAGTGAACTTGTCGATGATCGTCTGCACGCCGCTCGACGTGTACTGCGTCGTCTGCGTGGCTTCCGCCGTCTTGGCGGGGATGATGTTGCTGATGTTTACGGCCATGTTCGATCCTTATAGCGAAGTAATCGTCTGCCATGCCGCACCTGAGTAAACACAGGCTTTGGCGAGCGTAGTGTCAAATACCATTAATCCCGCAGCGGGGCTAGAGATGGCGTTCTTCTGCGTAGTCGTCATGTTGGGCAGGCGAAAACCCTTAGTAGTGGACTGCACATCAAGAAGCGCAGATGCGTCAGCAGTGGTTCCAATCCCAACAGCGCCCGCGTTGCCAATACGCATACGCTCAACTGGAGTGCTGCCCAACAAGAATGATAGGTCGCCGTAAGAGAAAAGTTTTCCTTGAAACGATCCGCCATCCCAGTAATGCCCAATACTGGACATTTCCGTCGTGCTATAGAAACTAGCAAACTTTGCGCCGTCATTGGCGGTTGTATTACTGTTAGAGATTGCAGCAGTCGTAACGCCGGTAGCGTTCTTGACCAACGCAAGAAGGCCAAAGGAACCCGGTGACGAGGTGCCGATTCCTACGTTTCCTGACGAGCCAATACGCATGGTTTCAACGCCATTATTGCTAATGGCAATGTTGCCTGTAGCAGGCGACCATATCCCCGTGTTGGTGTTGCCCGTAAATGTATATGCAGGCGTTCCCACAGCACCCAAGCCGGTAGCGATGCTGGTGGCGCTGGCAACGCCGAGAATTGGTGTGACGAGCGTTGGCGTGTTCGACAGCACTACCGCAATAGTGCCGGTCGATGTCGCGACGCCCGTGCCGCCGTTGGCTACTGGCAGTATGCCTGATACCTGTGTCGTCAAGCTGACGCCAGATAACGTGCCGCCAAGCGTCAGCGACCCGCTGCTAGTGACGGTTCCTGTCAACGTGATGCCGTTGACTGTTCCTGTGCCGCCGACCGAAGTTACCGTGCCAACAAAGGCGTCATTTGATGTAATGGTGAAGGACGGGTACGTACCCGATATAGCTGTGGTGCCCGCCCCGGTGAGGGACACCACCTGATCTGGGGCCGCATTAATTAGGGAGCCCGTGGCGAGCGTCAGGCCAGTGCCGACGCTGATCTCCTCCGCAGCGCCCGTGCTTGCCGTGGTGCGTCCCAATATCCGCGCCGTCGCCATCGTCAGGCCGCTTGCGGTATATGCACCGGGCGCAACGTAATCGGTGCCAGCAGACGCCGCAGATAGTGCCGTGCCGTTGCCCTTGACGATGCCCGTCACAGACGTTGACAACGTAATCGCTGGCGTTGTTGTGGCGTTTGCCACAGTGCCAGCCAAGCCATTGGCCGACACTACCGAAACGCTCGTAACCGTGCCGCCTGTGCCTGTGGCATTAATGGTGATTGAACCAGCGCCGTTGGTGATGCTTACACCAGAACCAGCAGTGAGCGTGGCCTTAGCCAGCGTGTTGCCGGTGGTGTTGCCGATCAGCAGTTGACCATCCGTGTAAGTGGTCTGGCCCGTGCCGCCATTAGCTATAGCCAATGTGCCGCCAAGCGTTAGTGTACCACTAGTCGTAATAGGGCCACCCGAAAAGGTTAGCCCGGTTGCGCCGCCGGACGCATCAACGGAGGTCACACTACCGTTGTTGCCAGGCGGCGCTAAGGCTAATGACTGAATATCGCTCTGCGCTACGGCTAACGCAGATATTGCAGCGGCAGTTGGTGTAAGCGACAGCCCTTGAATATCGGTTGTCAAGATAGCTTGACCGGACGCGCAACAATCAGGTTGCATTTCCGTAGCCTGCGCAAGCTCTGCCAGCATGGCGTCATAAGATGCCAACAACGAAATTGCATCGGGGGCAAGACTTGCCTCTTGCTGGTTGGCTTCTGTAGCTGTCAGCAGCGACAGAAAAAACCGGTACCACTCACGGCTGATTGCGCCGTTGCGCTCGTCGATAAACGCAACACGCGGCGGCGTAAGTTGCGTAGGATTGATTGGCGCGACCATTAGGCTCGCGTCCCGCTCAAGGCCAACTCAGCGCCCATGATGTAGATACGCACCGGGTCAGTACCTGATACCTCATACACCCGGTCACGAATCTTCATTGTCGCGCCAAGACGCCGCCAGATCGTGCGATTGCCATATTCGCCAATTGCGCCCATCGACTTCCAATGCTCGTTCGACCAAGTATGCCCCCCGTCGTCAGAGAAGCGCAGCATGACTTGCGGGTTGCTGCCTTGTCCGGTGTTCAGCCCCACGCCGGTCTCGCAGTCTAGCTGCATGGCGTGCTGGATGGTGCGCGTCAGGTTGTTAGCGCCAGTTGGCAGCGCCCGCCACGACCGCAGCCACTTTTGCGGCTGGCCATCGTCCGCGTACACCTCAAGATCAAACTTGTAGAGTTTGCCGTTCTCATAATCGCCGACAGCGTTTGTGGCGTTGAAGAACATCTGGCTGTTGGCGCGGTGGCGGTTAAAATCGCCGTTGGCAAAAGCCGCGCGTTCGTGCCAAGCGCCCGTTGCCACGTCAAACACCCACGTTGTATCGGCAGTGGGAAAGTTCAGCACATAAAAACTGTGGCCGTCCTGCTGGTAGGTATAGCCCACAGCGTCGCCGAGGTTGGCGTATTCCTGCATCTGCCATTCGATAGCGTGCGTGGACACGCGCTGGCCGATGTAGCCCGACGCACGGAAAACCATGCCCTGCCCGCGGGCGTCTTTGCCCAGCCAGTAAATCTGGTTGTCCATCTTGGCGATGGAGTATGGCGCGGCGCAACCAAGTTCGTTGAACGCACCCTGGATGCGTGCCAGCGGAAAGTCGAGCAACCCCGCGTCGTACCAAACTTCAGTCGAGTTGGAGCCAAACACCCAGACTTCGCGGTGATCGACAAAGACCGCCACCACGTTGTCAGGGTTGCCTTCGGCACTGGCAAACTCTAACGGGTCAACGCTGGTGCCGTCCAGCAACTGCGTCACCCAAATCTTCTGGCTGTTGGGTTCGTTGAACACAAAATAGCCGTCAATATACCCGACCGTTACCGCGCCGGGGAAGTCTGGATCTATGATCTGCTGAAACACGTCGGTATTAGCGTTGTAGATGTAGCCGTCTGGATCGGTGGCGATGAATAGCTGCGTGCCGTTGTCGGCCATGCTGACCGGCCCCGTGCCTGCTACCGTGCCTTTGGCAACTGCGTTCCAACTGCTGTCAATCTTATACAGCGTATTGCCCGACACAGCGTAGCCGTAGTCGCCGAACTGCCACAGTCCACGGACAGGGCCAATGCCGAGAGTAGCCAACAGAGTCAGCCCTGGCGCACGCTGAAGAAACGCAGGCTCTTTGCCGCCTTCCGGGACGACTTCCGGAAAGAGGTTGACCATGCGGTTGTCGGCGGCGTTGACGCTTCGAGCGACATACGCCGACCCAAGGATCGGCGATTTCATCAGTAGTTACCCGCGTAGACGTTAAACCGCTGCCGCGACGCCACAAGGCTGTAGGGCATGGACATGATGTCGTCTGGGTTGTTGATGCGCTTGAGGTTACGTTTGCTGGTCATAGCAATACGCATGACCTGTGAGGATGGTTCCATGCCAAACTCAGGCGACATCTCCGTGGCAAGATTATACCGGAAAGCGCGCAGATACCCTGGCGGGAAGTGCAGTTGGGTAGCCAGCGTTGCAGGCTGCGTCAGTTCTTCGACAGAGATGAAGTGCCATTCCAGATCGCGCGTCGGGCGCGGGTAGATGTACATCTCAATGTCGGGGAACGTCATGTTGACGAAGATGACTTGCGGAAAGGTCGAGGTGACCGTCTTGACCGCAATGCCATTGTACTGCTGCTGGTTGATGAACTTGATGCCGTAGCTGACGCCCGTACCTGGGTCGCGGAAGTAGGTACTATCGTCGAGCAACACAGGGCGGTTACCGACAAAATTACCTGTCGGCCCCAGCGTGCGAGACAGTATTCCCGATGGCCATGTGAACACCTGATCCTGCGTGGCGAACACCGCCAAACGCTCGGTGTTCCAGCTATCAATCATCTGGTTCATCGCGTTCAGTGCGTCCTGCGATGTTTCCGCGGACGGCACTTCGCCTTCTGCCAGAAC